ATGATTACTCAAGAACGACTGAAGCGCTGGCTCAAATACAACCAGGTAACCGGCATCTTTACTTGGAACGAGCAGCGCCAACACATTAAAGCCGGCTCAGTGGCTGGCAGCGTCAAGAAGTCAGGTTACATCGAGATCAAACTTGACGGGGTAAGCTATCAGGCTCACCGCCTGGCATGGCTGTACGTCCACGGAGAGATGCCAAGCGCTTGCATCGATCACATCGACATGGACAAGACCAACAATCGGTTCCGCAACTTGCGTCAGGCTTCGGCGGCCGAAAACCTGCGAAACAGGAAGACTCGCAAAGACTCGGCAACAGGGCAGAAAGGAGTCTATGCCGCGACAAACCGATTCAAGGCGCAGATCACCGTAGACGGCAAGCGGATCCACCTAGGCTGCTATGCTACTAAGGAAGAGGCCGCAGCAGCCTACGCCAAAGGCGCAGCCGAGCATCACGGGCAGTTCGCCCGCTCAGCGTGAATGGCTCCACCAAATAAGGCCCGGAAACACTGGGCTACAGCAGAAAAGGTTGCTGAAAGTAGCTGAAAATATGTCCCGGTTAGTCCCGGTTTCAGCAACATTTCAGCAACCTTTTTTGTTTCCCCTATCTCAGCCCGTCCGGGCAATCCAATCCCCCTTCTCGATAAACCTGATCCGGTACGCCTCACGCTCTGCAGAGGTCATGAACTCCCAGGCGAAGTCCTCATCCTTCGGCCCGCCCTTGCACTGGTTGTAGCGATACCAGCCGCCCACGCGCAGCCCGGAGTACATCAGGTTCCGCTTGATGACTCCGACGCCGAGGGTTTCCAGCATCTCGCGGAACAGCTCGTCGGCTTCGGCCCGGCTGACCTGCTGGCTGCAGTAAAGCCAGTCGTGGGTCACGCCCGCCGCCCGATGGTCCAACCCGTCAAACAGCGGATCGACCAGCCACGGTATCGACGCCAGATCGGTGATGAACCAGCGCGGCACGGTGAACTCCCGGCCGTCGCGCGCGTGGTAGCGGAACGGCTCCAGTAGCACCCACTCGCCGGGCTTGTAGGCGCGCAGGTCAAGCGCGCCGGAGAACCATGCTGCCTCACTCATAGCATTCGACCCTCACGCGATGCGGGGCCGTCCGGGTATCCATCACGGCGCGATAGGCCGCACGGTCTACGGCCGGCTTGCCGCAGTAGTACGAGGCGAGCGAGGCGGCGCAGCCTTGGAGGGTGAGCAGCAGGCAGGCGGCAACAATGATGCGGATCATGCGAGGACTCCCCCGGCTTTCGAGTAAGCGGCCAGTAGCGGACCGATGGTGTGTTCGTGTTGGCCGTACCCAGCGCCGGGCAAAGACGCCCACCGGCTGCGGCATTTGTGAATGGCATCGGCAATGCGCCCGGCCTTGATGTCGTCCAGCGCCCGGCATTCGCGGATCAGTTGCAGCGCAATTCGGTCCTGGCTTTCGGGGCCAAAGTCGGGCAGGCCTAGCGTTCGCTTGTAATGGTCGAAGTAGCGCGACAGGATCTGGTACCGGCCAGCGGCCGTGGACTTGATGCCGAGCTTTGGGAGCGGCACGAGCCGGCGCGGGTGATCGGCATAGCCCTCGAATAGCGCCCCGCCAACCACTACGTCATACCCTCGGTCGCGTGTCGGCTGCCGGCCGTTGTCAGTACCCTCAGACCATGCGAGCAGATCAAGAAAGGCGAGCACGTTCTCGCCGCCCGCTTGGGCAGCTGTGAGTTGCGGCATGGGAAACTCCAGGCAAAGAAAAACCCGCCGAAGCGGGTCTGTGTGTCGCGGATGAACTACTGCGGCACCGTCGCCGCGTAGATAAACAGATCGTCAATCTGTTGCTCGGTAAGGCCCATCTGCGGACCGAGGGCGCCAATCAGCGGCCAATCGCGTTTTACCTCCCGCGCATGGTTCCAGTCGATACGCGCAGACTCACCCTCATCGCCTGGCATGGCAGCGATCAGCGCATCAACCTGAGCAAGAATGCCAGCGCTCAGCATGGCCTGGCGGGCCTGGCGCATGGTGACGGACTCGGGGATCAGTGACTTCCGGTGAGCCTCGATCTCCTCCGCACTCCACGGCACGACCTCGCGCACGACGACCACAACACGGCGCTCAGCATCGACTGTCAGTGTCTCGTCGCCGTAGCGTTCGAACTCGCCGAGAGTGGCGGACTGGTCTTCTTCGGGCCACCAGGCGCAGTCGGAGACGCCAAGCGCCGGATCGGTCCATGACAGATCGGCTAGGGATTCGGGTGCAAGTCCCTGAAGGAACTGCGGGAGCGGTTCGCGAGTAGCGATGTTGTTCTGTACTTTGATCATCCTACTTTAACCCTCGCTTTGTTTTGGGTCTCAACGGCGATATTTTGGCGCTTTCCCTTGTAAATAGAAATGAATGGTGTTGTGCCATGGGACACAGCAAGATAGGCGCTACCAGGGGTGAAATTGCAACCTCTGCCCTGACCCGTAGGCAATCCCGTCGAAGGACCGGGCAGCTTACTAAAGATTTCTCCTATTAATTGATATATGTTTATAAATGGAGTGCTTGACTGTGCGGCGGAAAGATAGTTTCCGTCACTACTGAATGAGCACGCAAAGCAATTATCAGTTGGCAATTGACTTGGGTTTGTAAGTTTTGTGAATGTATCGCCAGATCTTGCGTAAATTGTTATGAACGGGGTTGTGAAGTGAGCAACGCAAAGCAAACTGCCATCATAATTAAAGGAACAGTCATAACCGCTCCCTGTAGGCAACTGACTTGGGTTAGCCAGCTTTGTAAATGTGTCACCGCTTCTCTTATAAATTGTAATGAATGGACTTGTGTCGTGAGAAACAGATAAATACGAGTCGCCAAACCCAAAATCACAACCGCGCCCAATCCCTGCTGGAAGAAGATCAGGATTTTCTAGCTTTGTAAATGTGTCACCCTCTCTTTTATAGATAGTAATGAATGGGGATACCGAGTGCGCAACAGCTAGGTAATTTCCATCAGAGCTAAATACGCACCCGTTTGCCGCACCTGTAGGCAACTGACTTGGGTTAGCCAGCTTTGTAAATGTGTCACCGCTTCTCTTATATATATTAATAAATGGGGAGTTGAGTTCGCCAACAACTAGATATTCTGTGTCTTTGCTAAATGCGCAAGAAATTCCACCTGAAGATGGAAGGGCAGATGGGTTCGCAATCTTTGTAAATGTGTCACCCTCTCTTTTATAGATTGTAATGAAGGGGGAGTTCGTATGGGCCACAGCGAAATATAGTCCATCAGAACTCATGTCAGACCCAGACCCGTTTCCGGTAGGAAGAACTGAGGGATTTGCAAGCTTTGTTGGCGCGCTTATGTCTGCGACAATCTTTCCTCTAGTAAAAATCCGATCATCCCAAGCCGACCCATCAAGAGCTAGCCACTCTCCACGCGGGGAAGCCTCTACAGATATCAAGACTTCGCCAGTTGCCGATTGACTAGATTGCGATGCCTGGCGCGCCAACCCCAAAGGATTTCCCAGCGGATTCCCTAATTCACGAACACCCATATCAGTAGTCCATCCACTGAGCCGCGAAGACGATGCCGGCTGCGAGCGCTACCTGGCTGCCTACGAACAGCTTGTCACCCGCCTCCAGGCGCATCGGGGTCGAGTCGCTGACGTTGGCGAAAACCGTCTCAGGGATCGCAGTGGTGGCCGCCACGGTGTGCGCAGACATCAACTCGGAGTCGATCAAGCGCTTTGTGGTCTGCCCGGATTTCTGAAGGAAAAGCAGCAGATTTGACGCTGTTACCGTTGCGCGCGGCATGGCCGTCAGTCGAGTGACCAGGGCTCCGTCAGCGCCTGCGGTTAGCAGCTCGACGGTGTTGGTTGGGTTGTCGTCTGCCACGGTAGCGCCGCCCGTTATGACAACGGCGGAGGTTTTCGGGGTTTGGGCGAATGGAGCAGTAAAAGTATTAGCCATGATGGGTTCCTTAGAAAAGTAGGGCTGTTGCGTGCATTTGAGCGGTTAGGTCTACCGCGCCGGTCTGGCCGTTGACGCTGTTCACGCCGGAGACAGCGCTAACGCCCTGCACCCACTCCGAGCCGTTGAATGCACGCAGGTATCCGGTAGCTGAGTTGACGTAGGCGTTGCCGGCCACCAGTGGAGCGCCGGCTTTGCCTGTTGCTGGATCGCTTGTCGCGGCACCTAGCCAGAGTTCGTCGAGGGATTCGAGGTTGGCGGCGTAGGTTTGGGCTGCGGTGGCGCTTTGTGATGCCTCGCCGGCCTTCGCGTTAGCAGTGCCGGCGCTCGCTGCCGCAGCGGAGGCGCTGGCGTCGGCATCAATGGCGCGTTGGTCTACGAAACCGGCCGAGGCATTGAACTCTGCGACCATCCCGACCTGCGCAGCAACGAACGCATCGGCCTTGGCCGTGAAGTCGCTCGGAGCATCGGCCCGCGTAGGCGCCGGCGGTAGCGGAGTGATAACGGGTACTGTCATTGGAAACTCCTAACCTCTAGGGTCATGTCGCATAGCGCGGGGTTCGAAATCACGGTTGCCAGGCGCTCGAACCGCCCGACGATGATGGTTGTGTCCATGCCGGCATCACCGACATACAGCGATGGCACGTCGCGCAAACGCTCGAGCGTCCGCATGGCCGTTCCAATCTGTTCGGTGGGAATGCGCAGATCGAAGTCGACAGTTCGCCGCGATCCACGGGGAACCAGTGTCACGTTGCCGAAATCGTCCTCGTCTGTGCGGGTGTAGCTGACAAGACCCAGGCCAGTGCCGTAGACAGCCATTCCTATCTCTAGCGCGCTGCCAAGCACGAGCGTGCCGACACGAGCCGTACCGCCAGGCGCCGAGACAATGACTTGCACGTCCGCATTGCCGTATGCCGGCAAATCGAACATGGCAACGTTGTCCCGCCGTTCGAACGGGGAGAACCAGTAGTCGTACCAGTCCGTGACGCCGGTATCGGCCATCTGGACCGTTTTGTCGTAGACGGTGCCCTCGCCCGGCGCGCTCATTACGACGCGCACGCTTGTCCCGGCCACGCCAACGAGGCCGATGGCGTTAACCACCTGCCCCGGGCGAATCACCAGGTCGATCGACTCCGGATTCGTGGTGAACTTCCCGATCAGCCACTTGGTACCGGCCCGCTTGTCAAACATCCGCCAGCGGTTGCAGGCGCCTAGGTCTATCCATTTGAAGGGCGTTGCTGTCTCAGTGCCCGGCTCTACTGTGTTGCCGTCTGCCACGCTCTCGTAGACGTGCAGGTTGTGCAGCACGGTTTGACCCGTGCTGTACGTCCCAGCCGCCCATGCGGGCGCGTCATCGAGCGCGACGTTGCTGCTGAGCAGCGTTGTTGGCGTCACGGACGCCGGCCGCACTACTCTCATGCCGCCTCCCCTTGTGGTAGACCGATCTCGTTCATTTGGCGCACGCCGTAGGCGGTGCTCTCGGTGTATTTGGCAATGGCGCCAAGAGCTGAGCGCAGGCCGGCCACTTCGCCGCGCAGGGCGCGCAGCTCCTCGGTCGAGCCCGCGCCGCCCAACATCGCCGCCGTCTGGCTGGCGTTGTAGATGCGCGACGGGCCTGTTACCTCCAGCTCCGGACCTTTCTCGCCGACGATCCGCAGACCGCCACCGAACAGCCCGCCCGAGGCGAACCCAGGGATGCCCAGGCTCTTGAGGTATTGCTCAGCCGATTTCTTGCCAGCCGACGACTCGCCAGCATTCGCCAGCGCGCCCTTGGCAATCGACGTTGCAATGTCCTGATAGGTGGCCGTGCCAGACTGGAGTGCGTTAGCCCAGAACGATGCACCCGCCTCGTCGCCCTGCGTCCCGCGCCCGAGCACCGACTGATAGATGCTGTCGACAATCGAACGGTTGTTCTGCGGGGTGTTGGACTTCGCCGCGTCCTTCGGCAACGACTGCAGCGCAGCAACCACCGAGGCGTTCATTGCGGCAATTGCTGCCGCCACGCCCATGATTGAGTTGTCGATCCCGTTGAGCGCGTCGAGCTGGGATTGGGCGAAAGCAAGCTGCTTATCGAGCGCAGACAGCTGCTGCTCGTACTTCTCCAGCATCCGTTGTTCGATGCTGAGTTGCTTGCCGTTGACCTTCTCGAGTTCCGCGATCAGGTTTGCGGTGCGGCCTTGCTCACGCTCGAAATCAGCCAGGGAGCCATACAGCGCAGTGTCCATCTGCGAAGCAGTATCCAGCGCGTCCTGCAGACCCTCGACGCCAGCCAGCGACTGACCCGACCGCGCCTGTACCAGCGCACTGCTGAGCGTCATCACTGCCTGAGCACGCAGAGAGCGCACGGTGTCATCCGACGTGCCGCGCAACTTCTTGAGCGCCGCATCGAGAGAATTGCCGATGCCTGTCAGCGCAGAGATGTTGTTCGCGGTATTGGCGACCGAAGCCTGGATGTCCCGCTGCTGAGCCGCGATGGAGCGTTGAAGTGCCGAATATGCGGCGCCAACCGAACCAATGAGTGCCGCATTTGCCGCGGCTACCTCTGCCGCCGCCTGCGCCGCTTTCTGCTCAACGATGCTGTAGTACTGCGCAGCCTGGCCGCTCAGCTGCATCAGCGTGGCGAACATTTCCTGTCCGGCTTCCGTGGTTAGGTCGATATCCTCGACCATTGCCCGGTAGGCCTCGCGGGATGCCGCCAGCTCCACGTCTGCAGACTCGAAAGCCCGCTTGATGGAATCGATGGTGTCCTCGATCTTCTCGGCTTCGCTGAAGAACGCGCCGTAGTAGGTCGCCGAGTTGGCCGCCAGCGCATCCAGCCCACCAGCCGCTGCAGACAGCGCCTCGGCCAGCTTGCCGCCCGCCACGCTCGCGTCATACATGCCCACGTCGAGATACCGCAGCACCTCGTTCACGCCCTGCAGGTTGCCGACGAAGGCCTGCATGCCCTCAAGGTCGAGGTCGAGGCCGGTGGCGAACACCTTGTTCAGCTCGGCCGTCATGGCATCGGCAGCGGAGCCGAACCATTCAGCAATGGCCTGCTGGATTTGCTCCTCGGTCTTACCCTTGGTGCTGATTTTGGTCTTGGCGAGCTGCAGACCGTCGAGCGAGCCTTCTTCTACCGACAGGCTCAGCGCCTCAAAGATGGCCGCCACACCGGCTTCGGTGGCGTCATAGGTATCCTGCAGCGCCGCAGCGGTTTCGGGGTCAAGGTCGCTCCAGAGCGTGCGCTTCTTGTTCTTCTTGAACCAGCCGCCCTTTTTCTTCTGGTACTCATACTGCTGAGCCAGAAAGTCGCCACCCTCGACGCCGAGCCCAATGCCAACGTCCTTCGTCTGCCACTTGCCGCCGAAGATGCCGCCGCCGATAAAGTCGGTGATCGCCTGAAACACGGGCGAGCCGGTCACGATGGCGGTGAACTTGCTGCCGAATACTGAGCCCAGCAGCTTGTCCATTTTCTCGACGGCGTAGGAGCCGACCGTGAACGGCGCCCAAGCCACCTTCCCGATGGTGCTGGAATCCTTGGCGTAGTCGGCCGTCTTGCTGCCATCCGCGCGCACGCCCTGGCCATACAGCTTGTTGCTGGCCAGCATGCCGGCGACGATCCAGGTGACCGGGTTGCTGAGCATGCCGCCCATGGACGACATAATGCCGCCAAGGCCTGCGCCTGCGCCCGTTGCGGCGCCGCCAGAAGCGTACATGCCCGCATTTACCGCCAGTGAGTTGCCTGCAGCGAATCCCGCCTGCTGGGCCGCCGCTGCACTCGCCGCTGCGCCGCCATAGCCAAACCAGCCGCCGACCGTGCTAGCAGCGCTGCCGAGCATGTTGCCGTAATACCCGCCAACGCCACTCAGCGCGCCGCTGAGCCCGCCGGACTGCCAGCCAGCCAGAGCCGCCGGACCGACGCCGGTAATGGCGCTGTAGGCCGACTGGCCGTAGTTCAGGATCTGTCCCCAGCCCATCCCGCCGCCGGAAGACCCGGACGACCCACCGAGCAGTGATCCCCATATCCCGTTGTTGCCCTGCGTGCCGCCTCCAATCCCAAGCGAAGCGCCTAGCTGCATGATGATCGGCTTGGTGATGGCCATGTGAGCCAGTTCGGCCAACATTTGCTTGAACGCATTGGTCAGCGAGTCGCGGAACGAACTGAACCCGTCCCCGATGTTGCGCCAGGCGTCGGCAAAGGCTGAGTCGACGCGATCTAGCGCGCCCTCGGTCCACTTGGCCCAGTCGGAGGTGGCGCGGGTGTTTTCCTTGTACTCGTCGTCAAGCTGCTGCAGGCGAAGCTGGTATTCCTCCAGCGACACGCGGCCAGCATCCAGCCCTTCCTTGAGCAGCTTTTTCTCAGCGGTCAGGCGCTTCGTCGCCGCGCGCACCGGGTCCAGTCGGTCGCGCACGGACTCCAGCTGATCGTCGATCTTTTTGATCGCATCAGCCGCTTCCTTTGCCTGCTTGTTGTGCTTGTCCCAGATCGGCTTGTTCAGGTCGGTGTACAGGCCCTGGACAACCTTCTGGTATTGCTCGGTGGTGTAGGTGCCGTCGCGGAGCGCCTTATCGGCCAGCGCGATCCCCTTTTCGTATTCAGCCTGGGCCTTGGCGGCGGGGTCGTATTTGTTCGCGAGGTCTTGGAGGGCCTTGGTCTGCTCTTTCAGGCTTTGGCTGTAATCAAGGCCGGCCTTTTGCGCCTCGATCTTGGCGTCTTTCTCTGCGGCATACTTGAGCAGCGATGCTTGTTGCGCCTCTGTCAGCGTGCCTAGTTCGCCTTTTTCGATAGCGTAACGAACCTTGGCTACTTCTGAGTTTACGCCTTGCAGCGCCGCAGACTCTTTCAGCTTCGCTAGGTACTTGTCGTATTGCTCATTGATCACCGGGGCGTTGGTGCTGATCTCCCGGCCTTCCTCTTTTATCTGCGCAATTCGCCGATCTTGAATTTCTGCGATTTCAGCGTTCAGCCGCTTCAGGCTGTTTTCAAAAGTAGCGCGCTCCTTGTCTGACAGCAGGGTTCGGCGCTGCGCCTGCTCATAGCGAAGCTGGATCTGCGCGCGCTCTGCAACCAGCTCGTTCAGGCGCTCGAAATCTGTAAGGTCGCCAGCGGTTAAACGAACACCTTTTGCTAGGGTGTCTAGAAATTTTGCGAGAAACCGTGAGCCGCCAATAGCGCTATCAAGCGAGGAAATTGCACGGCCAAGGTCATTGGTCAGCGCCGCAGACGCCTGGCTTACGGTGCGCGGAAGTTTGGCGAACTCGGCGTCAACGTCATAGGCACGGCGCTGAATTGCGCCAAGCACCTTGTCCGCTGTCAGCTCACCATCCAGCATCATCTGCCGCAGCTCGCTAAACGGCACGCCCAGGCCTCGGGCGATTTCGCGGGCAAGCTCCGGCATCCCCTCGATGACCGAGTTAAACTCTTCGGCGCGCAGCACGCCGCCCGCTAGGCCTTGGCCAAGCTGACGCAACGCATTGGAGACTTCTTGTGCAGAGCTTCCGCCGATAGTGCCGATCTTCTGCAGGGTATCGGTCAGGCGGACAACCTGAGCGTCTGTCGCACCCATTTCCTGTAGCGTGCCGGTCAGCGACTCCCACAGCTTTACCGTCTCGCCAAGGCTGGTTCCGCTATTGCGCGCAACTTCAGCGAGGCGCGCATAGGTCACCGCGGCCTCGGCGGTACCGCCAGAAAGGCGCTTTACGCGAGCTTCCAGTAGCGTGAACTCTTCGCCAAGCTGCTGCGTGCGGCGCAAGGCCTCGATAGTGGCGAGACCCGCAAGCGCGGGCGCCAGGGTTCGGATGGCCGAGGCGGCCTTGCCCGCGCCCGTTTCAAGACGGCCAAACGCCCCGTCAACCTTGGTCAGCTGCTTGTCGATGCCTTTAGTTGCATTGCCGACGGCCGCGTCCGCGCGCTTCATCTCTGCTCTCAGCTGAGCAGTTGTGGCCTCGATTCGTACGAGCATGCCCTGGACGTCTTGAGCGGCCATCTTCTTCACCTTTTCGCGGACAATAAAAAACCCGCCGAAGCGGGTTTGTGGTGTTCTTGCAGAAGTTAAGTCTGCTTTTTCGCCGAAGCTGACCAGACCAGCGCGCCTACCCAGCCGAGTAGCGTCCAGCCGAGAAACAGGTTCAGCAGCATGATTGACGCGGCGTTTTGATGGTCGCGCTTGTACGCAACCAGCCCCGGCAAAAAGTAAACAGCGACCATTGCCGCCAGCATGAGGAATTCCATAGACCGCGCCTCCCTAGTAGAAAGGCCAAGCGTACCAAAATGCCAGCAGCAGGGCGCATACTCTACGCATGGCCACTTCTGCAGATAGAGGCCCAGTGATAGCGTAGTGCTTTTCCAGCCAAGGAGAGGCCATGTTCGGCTTCCTGCGCAAACTCAAAGGCTCTGCCAGCCCGGCGCGCCAGCCATCGTCGCAGTTCGTCTGCGCCGTAGTCGGCGAGTCTCATAAAAACCGCGACGGCGAATCCCGGCAATCACTCGTCAAGCGACTTGCCAAAGTCGGGATGCCCGTGCAGCTGATCCACGAGCCGGATAACCCAGCCGATAAAAACGCCGTGGCGGTATTCATCGCTGGCAAGCAGATCGGCTACCTGAAACGCGACGTCGCCAAGTGGCACGTCAAGCGGATGGATCGCGGCGACGAGGCAAGCGCAATCGTTCACGGCGTACACGGCGGCACACGAGACAAGCCGTCAATAGGCGTGACGCTTGAGGTCAGTGTTTACGAGTAGCACTACTTCCCAGCACCGCGTAGCAGCGCTTTCATTTGCTCGGGCTTGCGTGCGTTGCCGTCGTCTTCCTTCTTGCCGCCGCCGAACGGGTTGGTGGCTTGCAGAAATTCAATCTTCGACTCGTACGCGAGCAGGATTTCAGGAATCGGCGTCGACCACGCCACAGCCGGAGGCCAGCCAAGCCAGCCGGTCGCCAGCCCGTAGAGATGGTCGACGTAGCTGCCGTCCTTTACTGCGCTGCTTTTGCCCGAGTCTTTTTTACGTTTCCCGACTCTTCCTCTGGCTTGGCGTCAGAGGGGTTGAGCAGCGCCACGACATATGGCACGACCTGGGCGGTCACGTCAGCCACGCCAGCGGAAAAGACGGCCTCTGGCACTTCCTTTGACTCTTTCGGGGAAAGGTTCGCGCCGGCAACGATGATATGGCTTACCACATCCACGCTCAGCGAGCCGAGCCCGTCAAGCGCCGGGCGCAGACCGCCGAAACGCTGCTCGATCTTGCGGACAGCGGCCAGGGTCGGTTCCAGTTCGAACTCGAACTCGCCAACGGTCACGGTGATCTTGCCGTACAGGGTCTTACTTGTCATGGGTTGCTCCAGAATTCAAGAGGGAGGCGCGGCCCGGTTGAGCCGCGCTGATCGGCTTACGGGGCCGGGATTTCCAGCACTTCGGTGCCGATGGCGATGGAGATGTTCGCCTTGACGATCTCGTCGGCCGAGCCGGCAGAGATACGGCGGGACATGACCTTGCCGGAGAAGTAGAAAACGTCGCCGTCCTCGAACTCGATCTTGAAGTTGTAGTCGGTCGAGCCTTCGTCCTTCAGGGCGGTATTGAGCGCGGTCTGGCCGGCATCACCGGAGTCGAAGCCCACGGTCAGCTGGATATCACCAGCGTCATAGGTGCCTTTGAACTTGCGGACGCGACGGTTCGCCAAGGCGGTAAAGGTGGAAGCGGAAACTTCGTCGCCGAATTCGCCGATCGATTCGACCTCACCAACCGCGACGTAGGTGTCAGCGGCGTAGGTAGTGGCGTCATTGGCCGGGGCTTTGGTGCCGATGCTAAAGACGGCGCCGGCTGCGGTATTTACAGGCATGAGTAGTCCTCCAAAGGACGTTGGATGTAGCCGCAGGGCGGCAGGGTTTGGGGTTGGGTTACTGCTGGGTAATGACTCGAACGGTCACGGAACCCTGGAAGGTCACGCCGTCTGCGTCTCGGTTGGCGCTCATGCGCTCGATGCGGACCGATACGGCCCGGCCATCACTGAGAATCAGCGGGCGCTCATCGAGCGACGCCTCGATCTCGGCGTTGATGCGTTTCACTTCGGCCTGCCCTCGGTAGTTGCTCCAGACGGACAGGTAAATGAATCGGTTGGCGCGCTTGCGGCCGCTGATAACGCTGGTGTTTGTGGCCTGCTCGCTGTCTATCGTGACGTATGGCGGCGCAGTGTCCATTGGCACGGCGTCATATACCGGCACGCTTAGTTCGTCGCTCAGGCGGGTGTATAGCGCGGCCTGGAGCGGTATTGCTGGGTCAGCCATCTGCACTCCTCGCCGCCCTATCCAGAGTCGAAGCAATCGCCTCGCTCAGTAGTTTGCGGATCTCGTCTTTGTTCAGGTCATAGCTCGGCCGGATGAACGGGTGCGCTGGCCTGGCTGGAATGTCGGGCGCGTAGCCGAAGAAGTTCTCGCCGTCCGATTTGTTTTTGCTGTTCTTCTTGAGCTTGCCAGGCCCGCCTTTGGTGCCGTATTCGACAAACCTCAAATAGAAGAAGCGGCGCATCATCTTCTTGCCGCGCACGCCAATCTGCGCGTCGAGGCCGCTTTTCGAGACGAAGGCCGTCAACGCCCACCAGCCTGCGCCGGTATCGCGAGGGATGAGCTGCTGCTGTGTCTCCAGAACCAGATCAGCAGCTTTCTGCATCGCGGGACGCAGATCCGATTCCATCTGGTTGCCGATGCGCCGGAGCACGCCGCGCAGCTTGAAGTCACCCTGTATTCGGGATCGTCTAGCCATCGGGCCTCCTTACGGCTTTGCTACGCTCGAGCACAGCAGGCGCATCAGGTCGCCCTTGTTGCTCGGCAGCACAGCCTCTATCCGGTAGGTGATGCCGCCCGAGACAAGGCGACGGCCTGCTATCAAATCGGCAGACGGACGCACGCGGATCTCGGCAGAAACAACCGCTTGAATCTGCTGAGCGACTGTCTCGACGCGACCAGTAGGCGTGGTGATTTCCGCCCAAACTTGGCGCAGCTCGGCCCAGCCGATAACCCAGCCACCCATGCCATCAGAGGTTTTCTGCTCGGCCTGGAGCGAGCAGCGGTGCCTTAGTTTGCCGGCTCTCATACGCCTAGCCCTACGCGGTACGGGTTGAGCAGACGCAGAACGGTCGGATTGTCTACCCGGCTCACGCCGACGAAGGCACCCTCTCGGTTCTCGTACAGGTCGCCAATAGTGAGCAGGATCGCGGCTTTCACCGAGGCCGGAACAGGCTCCTCTGCGCCCGCGTCGTCATGCCATGGAATGGCACGGTTCAGGTGCTGGCTGGCGTAGTCCTGGGCCGCGTCATTCAGCAGCGTCAGGTGCGCGTCTTCCTCGCTTCCGTCCAGCCGCAGGTGGCTCTTGATCTCGTCCAGTGTCAGAACGGCCATGTGTCACCTCTACCGCTAGCCCTCGAACGATGAGTTCGCGGGCGTGATGATCTGTCGTCTCGAATGCCTGCCCTTCGATCACAACGGAGTGATTGAGCAGGATCGGACGGAGTGCTTTTAGTTGCATCGCTATCCCTCAAACCGACCGCCCGAAGGCGGCCGGCTTATCAGCCCTTACGGAGCCGGAACGGTGAAGGTGCCGTAGATAAACGCCTCGGGGCGCTTGACGGCCAGCGCCAGGCGCTCTTCGCAGCGAATCGAGATCATGTTCTTCTCGAAGTCGTCCGCGTTCTCGGTGGAGATCACAACGTTAGCGTCTTCGCGGTCGAAGATTTGCGCGGCAGTCTGGAACGCGCCGGTCAGGAACTTGCCCTGGAAGGCGGCGATCTCGGTGGAGACAACCGGCAGACCCCAAAGGGTAGGGCCTGCAACGCTCAGCGGGTTGCCGATGATGTAGCGACCCAAGGTGTCCTTGGTCAGCTCGATCTTGGCCCAATCGCTGAAGTGCAGGACGTGACCCGATGCCGGAAGGCGCGCCAGTTGCGCTTGCAGCATGGCCAGACGAAGTTCGTCGATCTGGGTCATGGCTTCCGGTGCGAACGCAGCGGAGAACGCCGTAGCCTGCGGCACGATGCCGTGCAGGTGAACGCCAGTGCCATCGCCGAACAGCATTTCCTGCTCTTCGACGTACTTGAGGCCGTAGCGCATTTCGGCGTCCACGGTCGATTGCAGCTGCGCGAAGTCGTCCAAGATCTGCTTGGACGCCTTGAACATGTGCGCGATGGTAGTAACCGGCGTGATTTTCGTGTTGAACGCGATATCACTGTAGGGCTTACCGCCGACCGGGTTTTCGCCAACGGCTGCCGCGTTGTTGGTAAAGCCGGTCTGCTGAACCCAGAAGATGGCCGGGGACGTGGTGCGGCCCGAGGCGATCAGATCACGCAGGAAGAGGCGCTGCTTGGGCATCACGTCGATGCCGGGCAGGCGCTGCGGCTCCACGACGCCATCAGCTACGTCAGTGCTCAGCAGCGCGGCATTGACCGGCACGCTGATGCGGCGGTTGCCCTGTACGCTCTTGGCGAACTCAGCCAGGGCTTCGCTCTTAATGACCTCGGCGCCGACACTGGTGCGCTTGTTAGTGGAAGCCTGGGTCGGGATGCGGGCGAATTCTTGTTCCAGCTCACCGAGCTGAGCCTTCAGCTGCTTCTCGGCTTCGGACAGGCTGTTGAATTTCAGCGCCATCTCATCGACGGCGGCCTTGGTTTCTGCGGACAGGGTGCCGGCGCGCTTGGCTTCACCGAGAGCGGCTTCGGCCTTGGTGCTGAAATCGCTAGAGGCCTTCTCCAGCTCTGCGCTCATTTTGGCGAGCAGTTGTGCTTGTTCGGACATAGTGTGTCTCCGTTATCGGGTAGCAGCTGCCGAGAAACGCGCCAGTGCGCGCTCTAGATCGGCGATGGGTTCGGCCAGATCGGCCAGGGTGTCGGCAGCGTCGTGCGTACCGGGTCCGGCAGCGCATGGCGTACCGGACTTGATTTCTTGAATGAGGGCGCGGCGCTCGCTGCGCGGGATGCCCTGTTTGGCTAGGAGGGCGTCGAGCTTGCGGGCGGCGATCAGGCCACTCTGCGCTCGGGCGCCTTCCTTCACGGAATCGGAGTCGAGAAGCGAATCGGCAAAGCCCTGCTCAACGGCTGCGCTTCCACCAATCCATGTTTCGGCGTCCATCAGCTGTTGCATGGCCTCGATATCAGCGCCCGTGCGGGCTGCGTAAATGTCAGCCATGGAGGCGTCGAAGGGCTCCATCATCTCGGCCACCTCGCGGAACTGGTGGCGGTTGCCGGCTGCGACCGTCCAGGCGTTGTGGATCATCAGGAAGCCGGAGCGGGCAATCTGCAATTCATCGGCGGCCATCGCAATGACCGAGGCGGCGGACGCGGCCAGCCCCAACACCTTGACGGTCACGCGGCCTTTGTACTCACGCAGGATGTTGTAGATCGCCAGGCCCTCGAACATGTCGCCGCCTGGGGAGTTGATGCTTACTGTCACGTCAGCGCCGCCGATGGAACGCAGCGCAGCAGAGATGCGCTTGGCGGTCACGCCCTCACCCGTCCAGGGATCGGAGCCGATGGCGTCAAGAATCGAGATGGTGTTCTTCTCGTCTTCCGTCGCTGCCTGGATGCCAGGGTTCCAGCGCTCCATTGCTTGCGGCAGCAGGTCGAAGGAAACGCCCGCGCACGGACGCCCCGCCGGCGCTGCCGGAAGGCTTCGGATTGTCATGGGTTAGTCTCCAGAGCTGCCGGGTTGCCGGCCTGATTCGGTGGGTCGCAGCCATGCTTGCAGCGCGGCGCGCATCTGCTCGCTATCGCTCGGCGCATTGCCAAGCTGTTCAAGGGGGATCAGGTTCGACTGAACCGTATAGATATCGCCACCTGGTATCGGCGGCATATTCTCAAGGGCAGCCACCCGGTTACGGTTCATCCAACCGTTCTGCAGCGCGCTGGCGTACCACTCACGCCGTGCGGCCAGGTCTGCACGAAGCAGGCCTTCGACCGAGAACTCGGCGTAGTAGGTGTCTGATTCGGCCTCGCCAATCAAACAGCGGATAATCTCCTGCTCGATGTTGTCCAGCAGCGGGCGAAGGGTGTTTGTCAGAAAGTGCAGGTTCTGCCCTTCGACGCTGCTTGCCCAGCTGGAGGCCTTGTCCATGTGGCCGACCATAAAGGGCGGTACGCGGAACCATCGGCAAATTTCCTCGATTTGGAACGCCCGGGTCTGCAGCATCTGAGCAGCTTCGGGGTTCATGGTGATGCCCTGATACTTCAGGCCAGCCTCAAGAACCATCAGCTTTCCGGCGTTTTTCGATCCAGCGAAGGCTGCCAGGCTTGTGCGCAACGCTTCGCGCTGGTCAGCCTTCAGCGTGCCCGCCTCATGAGTGAGAACACCTGACGCCTGCATGCCGTTGGCGAATATCTTTGCTGCCGCTTCATCCGCAGCGATCGCAGCGCCCAACACATCCCGCCCGACGTTGATGGGCATCATTCCCGTCACACCATCCAGGCCGAAGCCACGGATATGCATCAGGCTTTTCTCGGTGAACGTCCGCGTCTTACCGTCTTCGGTGTAGGTGTATTCAAGACGACCGTTTGCGAGGCGCTTCATGGTCATCAACTGCGGTAGCAGTGGGACCAGCGCAACGATGCGGTTGCCGATATAGACCTTCTCGACGAATGCATTGCCGCGCAGAGCCAGGCTTGCGACGACGGTCAGCATGAACCGACCAGGCGTCATCTCAGCATTCGGCCGAACGCAGAGCACTCGGTAGAGCGGATGATCCTTGGCCGTCTCGCGCGACCCATCCGGCAGACGCCGGTATACCCGTAGCGGGAGCGTCGAAACAGTCTCGCTGAGCAAGCGGACGCAGGCCCAAACAGCGGAAAGCTGCATCGCGCCATCCACCGTGACGGTTTTTCCGCTGCTCGATGTGCCAAACAACTCTTGCCAAAACGCCGTGGTCGTCAAGCCGATAGGCACGCCGAGCCAATTCAGGAGCGCAGACTTGACGCGCCCTGGTTTTTTTTCATCGGCCATTAGAGTCCTACCATGATTGGGTTAGCGTAAAAGCCAGAAGCGTCGTATGCCGCTGGCGGATTCATGGCCATCAGCGATACGGCGTTGAACAGAGCCATCAGCGGGTCGATCTTTGCCGAGCCGCTGGCCTGCTTGGTGATGAGGATTGCGTTGCCCCTGGGCTCGACGCGGGCGTTACCGCAGCACCAGTTCATCATGGGCTGATCGGCATGGACCAATCCGCCTTCGGCCAGCTTGCGCTCAGTAGTCTTGATCGAGCCGCCGAGCCGCCAGCCTTGACTGACGCCCACCAGCTTCTCCTGATCAACGTCGCGCACGGCGATAGCCTCTTGAATCGCGCCGATGCCGGCCGGGTCGAGGCCGACTTGATGCAGCAGGCCAGCGGCCTCGATCTGCTCGACGATATCGGCCACTTCGTCTACGTCGTCGCCAATGCGCTTGACGAGCACAAGATCACCAGCCCGCGAGAAGTCGTGAAGCTGCGCAGCTATGTCCTTGCGGCGCTCCAGAACCGATGGATGCGCCCACGCCCGACACCATGCAAGCCATTCGCGGGTTTCGCGGTCGCGGCCGATTACAGCCAAGCCCAGCAAGTCATCCAGGCCGCCGCCGTCAATGCCGATGGTCACGACTTCGCTGCGCTCGATGATGTAGTCCAGCGTGATTGCCTTGCGCGTCTGGACTTCCCAGAACTCTGCGCCCGGCCAGCGGTTGCTGAGGAGGGCTAGGCCGATCTCGACGTTGAGGAACTTCGACAGGAAGCCGCGCACAGACTCCTCGCCGGATTCCTCGGCCTTCGCCAGTTCGCGCACCAGATACTCGCGATCTACCGAGTAGCCAAGGTTCGGGTTGACGATGTGGAAGTTCTCGGGCTTGCGGTGCTCGCCTGCCTCGATCATTCGCGGCGGGAATTCGTAGATGACCGGGAGGAATCGCTTGTCGTCGATCCGGCCGTCACGCACGCCGCGCGCATATTGCAGCTTCTGGAGAAATACGCCGGCTGGCGGCTTATCCGACTGTGTTGTCAGGTAGATGATGCAGCCTTCGGGGCGCGATGCCAGGCCGCCCGTTGCCTCGCGCAGCATGTTCTCGGCGTTCGGGCTGCTGCCGAACAGGTGAATCTCGTCGACGAGGATGAAGCTAGCCTTCTTGCCGCCAACGGTGTTTGAGTCGGCGGCAACGATCTTGAGCGTTGCGCCTGTCTCGCGGTGCGTGATGGTGCGAACGTGGTCCTGCACATGCAGCAGGTCGGACAGCTCTTCGTCGTGCTTCACCATGTCCCGCGCCGGGGCGTAGGCGTTGTTCGCGACCTCGATAGTCGGGGCCAGCACGATAAGTTCAGCCGACTGTCGCCAGTTGCGAATCAACAGCGTCAACATGATCGCCGCCGCTATCGTCGACTTCGAGTTCTTCTTGGGGATGACGAGCGCGAATTCTTTGATCTCGCGGCGCCCGGTGTCGGGGTTGTATGAGCCGAACACGGCGCCTGCGAAATCAGACACCCAAGGCGCGCACGCTTCGCCTATGGTCGGGCTGCCTGGGGCGTCCACAATGCGCAACTGGCGCATGACTTCGAGTCCGGCCTGAGCTTCATCGGGAAATAGCGGCGGGATAGGCACAAGCGATTGGCCGGCAACGATCCTCTCTTCCCATCCAGGGCAAGCAGTGGACCATTCCATTCAAATCACCTTGTGTTGTCGACGGCCAGCCTCGGCGGAGCGCTTTGCCCGAAACGGCCTGCCGAGGCCTTCTTGGCGGCGTCGGCCTTCTGGTCTTTCTTGCCCTGCTCGCCCGGCTTGGCAACCGTGAATGCCGCGAGGGCCTTGGCGGCATCGAGGCGCAGCTTAGGCTCGGCTTCGAGGTCGTTCATCATTGAGCGCATGAACTCAAGCGGGTCGCCGGCCTGGGCAGGGATGTGCGGATCTGGGTCAATCTTCGGCTCGTTCTTGCGCTGTTGCGCCACGGCGACCGAGCGGCCCATTGCAGCCTGAACGTCTGGATCTTTCTCCAGGCGGGTTGCGGCTTGGGCTGCGGTCTTTTCGGGGCAGCCGGCGTCAATTGCGGCCTGCTTTTTTGACACACCGGACAGCCGCGCAGCGGCATACCGGCGCTTCTGTTCAGTTAACGCCATTGTTAACGCCTCTGTTAACGGGGAAAAAATCTACAAATGAGGGACGTCGCGGTTTCCTGTAGCGGACCCCCGTGAACTTTCGAGGGGCCTACCCCTGCTGCTCCATCGCGCTCTTGTCGACGTGGCAGCCGGTCTTGACCCGCTGACCGTCGACGATCTGGACGTGAACGCAAAGGATCTGGCAGTTCTCTTCTACGTCCTCGCCACCCATGAACAGCGGAACGATGTGGTCTAGCTCGAAGCCGGCCGGGAACGCCACCACCCGCTTACATACAGCGCAGCGGGGATCGCGCAGCCACACAGCATGACGCCGAGCCTGGAGCCTGCGGCCGGTGATTCGCCTATCTGCTACCGCCGCCACCCTGACCGCTTGCGTGTCGGCCATCTTGAGCGTGCTGGGCTTGTGCATCTTGAGCTTAGCCACGCGGATATCCTCTCAGTCAGCCAGCTTGACGAACTCAGTCCCTCTAACGACAGCCCTGCCGCCGCAGCGGTTAAGCGCCGCACGCAGAGTTGATTGCGGTGCGCCAATGGAAAGCGCCGCGTCTTTGATACAGCCGTACTCTTTGCCAGTAAGGACGCAGAGAACGCGGCATGCCCTTGAGTTGCCGGAGCCCGCACGGCTTTCTGACATCTTCTCCCTTGTCTCTTTGGTCACGACTCGGGATCTGTTGGCGAGTGCTATTGCCTGCCTTGTCTCATCGCTAACCGCCCTGCCTGTCATCGCTACTGAGAGCTTCCGCCGGGTCTCTTGCGTCGCCACCCACTGCCTTGGGACACCGGCCTTGCTGATTGATAACTTGGCTCGATGCTCAGGGGTAAGAGTTCTCCCGGTAAGGCTCTCGCTTATTCTTAGCTTTGCCTGCTCGCTATGGAGTTTGCCGGTGCTTGCCGCTCTAAGCTTCTCTACCACCTCGGCGCTCCATTTCCTTCCAAGGTTAGGCCCGGGCTTTCCTGTCATCTTGGCTGCGATCTTTGCTCTATGCTCTGGCGAGAGCTTCCTGCCGAGATTCGCTGCACGAAGCTTCGATTTCTGAGCATCGCTAATAGGCTTACCGAAGTTGCAGTTGTTAGGCCCTCTATTACTTATAGCGAACTCTTCCCTAGCCTTTGCTGCCAACCTTATCTCGCGCCTTGTTGGCACGCCATTCCTCCGGCGATGCTGCCCAAAAATGAACTTTACTGCCGCCCACATCGCCCTACCGCCATACGCCTTGGCTAGTAAGATATGGGCAAATATGTGGTCTTCAGGGGTCAGTCGGATCAGGTTTTCCGGCCCATTCCCGCCGCCGAGGGCGCGAGGAATGATGTGATGGCGCTCAAAGTAGGTTGGCGCTTCCGGCTGTTTAGCCAGACGGTCAGAGATGAATTCTCTGTAGATTCGTGCATAATCCATGCAGCCCGAGCCTCCGATACAGGTTGGGGTTAGAAGCCCCAGCAGGATTGCCGTCCTCTGGGGCTTCGTCATTATAGCACTTTGCCTTGCCTCCAGTACCTCCACGCCTCCATCCCCATCATCACAGCGACACAGGCGGCGAGGCATATCAGGATCAGGGTGGCGTGGAGGCGTTTCATGCGATGGCCTGTTTCACCTTGAACATGAACATCGGTTCGGTATCGCGCCCATGCACGAGCGGCCAAAGCAGACCTTCGATCACGCTGAAGGCCATGATAAGAAAGTCGAGCGGCGCCCACTTGGCGAATACCAGAGGCGCCTCGGAATCGATGTCACCCATCCACAGCGGAATGCCGTAGTAGCTTCCGTGGTGCGAGCACCCAAACGCCTTGGCGGCTTTCTCTGTCACGTATCCAAGCATCATGCGCTCGCCTTCTTCTCTCCCCAGCGGATAGCCAGGTCACGGAGCTTTTCGGTACCGAGGAAGCCAACCGATCCGCCGACGAACGTAGCCATGCTCTGCGGGAGGCCGAAGTACTCGAGCAGCGGGACGAGGGTCAGCGTGGCGAAACCGCACAGGGCGCCTTCGAGGACCATCTGCCGCTTCGTGCCGCCGCCATACACCACGCGAAGCACAGCGATGGTTACGGACAGGCCGAACGCATACAGGCTCGGGGCAACGGTCTGCAGCCACGCGAGAGCCGCAGCCCACGTTTCAGGACGGTCGGGCATCTTCATATCTCGGTTATCCCGCATGGGGCAGTTGATAGGTCCGGCCTCACATACCGTCGCTATCCGCCAGGGAGCTAGGAAGCAGTAAGGTAGGGGCCGGAAATTGTTGGGCGCATGGTGGCGAGCCATTCAAACGGCCTTTAGCGCCCGAAACTGGTATTTGATTGCCGACTGAAGCGCGGATTGGCTTTCGAATCGGCATAAAAAAACCGACTCAGCGGTCGGCAGGAACAAAAAAGCCCGACTCAATGGCCGGGCTCTTCTGAAGCGGTAAAACCGCAATTTGTGCCAGATTGCCAGATCGGCGTTAACACGTCAACAGTCGCGACATGTAAATTAAGCTGCCATTCGTCGATCAAACTCCGACTCAACGTAACCGTGCACTCGGCTCAGCATGTCCTTCACCTGGTGGCGTGATTTGCCCAGCTGCTTGCCGATCTGCTCCATGGTGCGGTTGTGGCAGTAGTACAGGTGCACAGCCTCCGATGCTTCCGGATAGCGCTGCTGCAGGCGAGCAACTACAGCCGATACCGTCTCCGCCTCTTCATCGGTGATCGCAGCATCTGGCGCATGGGTGCTCGGCACGTTGTCGCGCATGATGGCCAGCATCGGAGAGACGTACCGGGGCACGCCTGTCTTCTGCCATACCCAGATGCCCCATTGGGTCAAAAGCTCTTCGGCGCTCTTCATGCTGCTTCCCCCTTGAGCATGTCGGCTGAAACGATGATGCGGCCCACTTCGCCGTGCTCGGCGTGGTAGGTGATGACCTTGGCGTCTCGCCCACTCATCCACCCGCCGCGGCTCGCGTGACTGTCTGGAGCGGCCAGGGTGCGGTGCTGCTCGATCTGCATGGTGTTCGTCTCACGCAGGACGTTGTGATGCAGGTGGCCGGTGTGCGCATAGCTGTGCTTGGTACGGCCGAAGACCTCGCGAAACTTGGCGATGAATACCGTCTCGAGGGAGTCCATCCGCTTCTTGTGGCCGTGGTGGAAGAACAGCGATGTGCGGCCGTGCTCGATGCAGTAGTACGGGTCCGGGCGGGTGATGACCTCGATGCGGGGCTCGTCCGCATACAAGGCGGCGAACAGCTCGCGCAGCCATGCGCTCGACGCCAGATCGTGGTTTCCCTCAGCCATCAGGAGAACGACGCGCTCGTGCTTCTGCAGCAGCATTGCCGTTACGCGGCGGATTACGCTGATGGCCACACGCACCAGCTTCTGGAAGCGGGTATCGGCGTCAAGGACATGGCCGGAGGTCGGCGTAACCGCCTGGATACCATCCCAATGCAGCAGATCCCCAAGCTGGGCGAATACGCCGGTATGGGAGTCAGGCGATTGGGCGATCGCAGCACCGAACCAGCCGACCAGCGTGTCCTCGGCGATCTTCATATCCCATGCTGCGCCCGTCTCCTCCGCCCAGGCATTCATGCCGAGGTGGTAGTCGGTGATGACGTAGCAGTTGAGGAGGTGCGCAAGGGTTTGCAGCGGTGCCGGGAGCGCTTTCTCTGGCTTCAGCTCTTCCTGCATTGCCGCAACCGTGGCGCGCATGGCGGCCAGCTGCTTAACCATGTCGGGCGAATATCTTGGCCAGGTCTTTTCGATCTCGCCGTTCTTCCCGCGCTGCACGGTCAGCTTGGACAGCAGGAACGTCTCTGGCGCGCCGATTGTCAGCCCATGCTCCGGACTCCAACCTTCACGCGCGAAGCGCGCCTTGTGCTCCCATACCCGGCGCTCATGCAGGTTGAGGATCTTTGCGGCGGCAGCCACAGTACGGCCAGTCAGCGCGGCCTTGATTGTCTCGTCGTCGTGTTTGCGTGCGGCCATTAGGCTGCCTCCCCGTCTATCTCTGAAATGGTCACCTCGACGCACCCGAGGGCCTTGATAGGGCCTCTTTTGATGGTCAGATGGTCGATCTGGCTGTCGTCTTCCCAGGCTCCGCCATGGGTGAGCGCGTCAAGCAGTCCTTTGCAGAGGTTGTCCAGGTCCCGGCGGCGACGGTCAGGCGGGCAAGCGGTGATGACCACCTGCAGGCGCCCTTCCATCTTTTGCACGCCGGCCGACTGGCACAGAGCGGTTACGTCCTTGCAGTAGCTACGCCCCTTGGCGCTGATCAGCGTCTTGGCGCCAACGCGGCGGTAATAGGTGTTCGCAGAGGGCGGCCAGGGCAACACGATCATTCCGGCACCTCGCACCGATACTGCGGGAAGAACTGAATCATCTTCAGAGCGGGCTGATAGACAGGAGCGTAATGACTTACAACAAGCCGTCCGCCGCGATCAGCGCAGGATGGGCCGCACCCTGCCAGCAACAATGCGCAAAAGATAAGTGCCGATTTCATCTACTCCCCCTCGCCTTCAGCGCCGCCACAACCGCAGGGCGCGCACTCTCCGGAACAGCTGCCAGCAAGACGTTGCCCTGCCTCTGCCTCTCCGGCCCCTTGAGGTCGCGCACCTTCCACCTGATCAGGCAGGCCGTTTTGTCCGCTTCGATCAGCGCCCGAGCATCGGCAGTCAATTCCGCCAAGTTCAATCCAGCAGGAGCCGCAGAGGATCTGGTCATTAGTCATCGCCTCACTCATTGGTAGGCGCTCCCAGGCTGGCCCGGCTCATTGCTGCCGCTGCATTCGTTGCGATGGTCGTTGGCCTTCGGGCAGCGCTTGTTTCCGCAGGTTGGGCACAGAATCATCTTGGCGCTGGAGAGCGGTACACCGCCGACCCTCAGCCCCTTCTCCTCGATGCAGCGATGGCATTCGCACGACTCCGGCGCGAAGTTCATGTGCTTCTCGGTCGGAAACGACACGTCTACGCCTTCCACGGTGCGCGGGTCGTTGAATCCCTTCTGCTCAGCGCTGCGGCAGTCGATGGTGTTCTGCTGGCCGAACTGTTCGGCCATGTGCGCCTGCGTGTAATGGGTCGGCGAGCGGTCGCTGTACTTCTCACGCAACGCTGCGACTTTCTGGTTCAGCTCGGCGTAGAACTCAGGCGAATGCGGCGGGCGGTCGTCGCTCCAGTTGCCCTGAATCATCGAGTCACGCAGGACGACCAGCGATGTGATGGCCTTGGTGATGTGCGACATGCCCGAATCAGGGTCGATGTCCTGCCCTTCCCACCAGTCCATCAGGTGCCGCATGGTGGCGTCGTAGTAAACCGAGGCACGGACGCCGACGGCGCGGTAGTTGTGCCGGCCGTACTTCAAAGCGCCTTCCAGCATCGCAACGCCGACTTCAGCCATGACCGGAGCTGAAACGGTGGACATAGGCGCTTTCATCACGCCAATCATGTCCTTCGGATTGGTTGGTTTCTCGCTCATGCTGCGGCTCCCTTGCGGTGGAATTTGCGGTCGTACCAGCGGTAGAAGTACTGGGCGAAGGTGATGCCCAGCGAGCCGCCCAGGCCGGATATCAGCAAGAACGGAACGGTATTGATCTGCGAGTGGGCGACCGACCAGATGTAGGCGAACTGAGCCAGCGTGATCAGCCAGGACACGACGAAGCCTGCCGGGATCTTGTCGTCGCGCAGGAGCTTGCTGTTGAGCCCCAACAGGAAGACCTGGAAGAAGGCAGAGGTGAAGACCATCACGGCCTGTAGTTCTGGAGTCATTCTTGCGGCTTCCTTGTGGCTCTGTTGTTTGCGATCAGGGGGAGCTGGCCGGGCTTTAGCGGCCATGGGTGTTCCTTGCGGCAGTCGTGGCAGTACAGGGTCTGCCGTAGGCTGTAGCCGGTGGTCTTGTGGGTGGCGTCTACGGGGCAGGTCTTCATGCGGCCACCTCGATACCAAGCAGGCGCCGAACCTGAGCAAGCAGCTCGAGCTCGGTGCCGTACTTCGCCTCCCAGGTCTTTTGCCCGGCATGAATGGCAACGCCGTGTCCGCCGTTCTGGTGATGCGCGCCGCAGAGCGGGATAACCTCGAAGTGGCTTGCCCGCTGGCTCATACCCTGGCCGGCACGGATGTGATGGCAGGCGGCCGGAGACTCGCCGTAGCCGAGGTTCCGGCAGACGATGCAGCCCAAGGCGGCAACGCGGGACAGGTGGGTGCTCTCGGCCTTGGTCATGCGCCGTACCCCTTCCGCTCTGCCCGCTGGTTGGCCTGCTCCGTGCGATACAGCTCGATTCGCAGCTGAGCCACACCGATCTGCGTCTTCAGGTACTCCTCGCGCTCTACGGCCACCTTGAGGCCGTCCAGCAACCCCAGGTAATCCGGGTGCGCGTAGGCGAATGCCTCACGCTCAGCGATGGTCTTGATTCCTTCCCGCTCGGCCTCCTGCATGAGGATGGCTTTCTTGCTCTTGCGGAACTGCTCCAGGTACACACGGTTGGCCTTGGCCTCGGCGTGGTCCTGTGCGCGGTCGCGGATGAAGGTCAGCGGGCGTTCGATTTGCTCATCCATTTACGCGGCCTCCTTCAAAACTGGCAGCGAGCTCAACGAATGCTGCGTAAGCCACTGCTGCCACTTGCCCGTTTCCAGAGGCGCGGTATCGGTCCACCCTTCCGGCCAGCCCATCAGCCACTCGTGGATTTCCGGGCTCGGACGCCCAAACACTCGCCGGAACTCGCGCGCGGCCGGCCACTTCTGCATTGAATCGGCGCAGTAGTTCGCCTTGGTCGTCGGCGTGTGCAAGTAGCCAGTAGCGCTGCCGAACGTGGTCAGCACCCAGGTCTGCCGCGGACAGGGGAAGCATTCGGACTTGGTAACCCATGCGAACGAGGTCGCGTCCGGCTTCTTCGATTGCTCGCTCGGCGACGTTTTCGGCGAAGACAAGCCGGGGAGCGACATCTGCCACGATCCGGCGCATCTCCGGCCAAAGGTTTTCAGCGTTGTTGCGTCCAGCAGCGGCAGTGCTGAAGGCCTGACAGGGAAACCCTCCAGATACGAGGTCAACAATTCCGCGCCACGGTAGGCCGTCAAACGTTCGAACGTCATCCCAGATGGGGAATGGCGGGAGAGCTCCATCGTTTTGTCGCTGGACCAGTACCCGCTGACAGTGCTCGTCGTGCTCGACTGCGCAGACAGGAGTGATGCCGAGCAGGTGGCTTGCGAGCAGGCCGCCACCAACGCCCGTGAATAGAGAAAGCTCATACACGGCGCGCCTCCCGCTTGTCGTGGTCGTCCTGGCACTCCTTGCAGCGCACGGCGTTCTTCACGGCCTGGCGGCGAGCTGGGAGGATGTCCTCGCCACAATCCAGGCAGTCCGGACGGCCATCGCCCTGCAGCCTGGCCTGTACCAGCGCCACGCCACCGATACGATCTGCCTCCTCTAAACCAGAGGCACGGTCTGTTACATCGGGGGCTGTTCGGGCCTGGTGGAAGGCTTCGGTGATTTCCATGTAGTCGGTCATGCGGAAGCCCTCATCAGCTCTGCATCGATGGCCTGATCGATCTGGTCCTTGTCACTGGTGCACAGCGCATCGGTTACGTCATCGGACCAAGTGGTCGTGGCCAGATAGCAGTAGCGGGCTGCATCGAAATTCAGCTCGGATGTCTTCTCGCGCAGGGCTTCAACCTCCGCGATCAGCTCGAGGATGGCGGCAGGGTTGGCAGCCAAAGCGAACGACGTATGCGTCTTGCCGAGACGACCGTCCTCTACCGAGGCAACCCAATCCCACTGATTGGTTTTGTTGAGTCCGATTACTGCCTCGGCCCAAGACTTCAACTCATTCCACTTGCTCATCTACGTGCTCCTACGCCGCGCTGGGTGCTTCCGTCAGCACAGACGACGCGATGGTCATTGCCGCGGGATAGGCCTATGCCGGTCGCGGTGGTTTTTCGTATCTGGTAGCCCTGGCGCTGAAGGAGCTGGATGGCGTGCTGCTGGAGATAGGTCATGCGGCACCTCCAAAAGCAGAACGGGCAGACTTGCGCATTGGGCGGACGTTGGCCGGCTCCTCCTCGTAGTCGTACTGCTGAGCGCAGGACACGAAGCGGGCGTACTCGCCCTGGAACTGAAGCAGGCAGAATCCTGGCTTGGCGTGGCGGCACTTAACTACGTCAATCTCAGTGACGCCGTTCTGGCCGCGCTCGGACTGCATGTCGCGGTGAGCCATGATGATCACGTCGGCATCCTGCTCAATCTCGCCCGAGTCGCGCAGGTCGCTCATCTTCGGCTTGGCGTCGGCGCGGGTTTCGATAGAGCGGTTCAACTGAGCCAGCGCGACGATTGGGATTTCCAGCTCTTTCGCCAGGGCCTTGAGACCGCGGCTGATAGCGCCGAGCTCTTGGTTGCGGTTCTGGTGCCGGCTATTCGACTCCGGAGAGATAAGCCCCAAGTAGTCGATGACGATCAGGTCAAGCTTCCGAGCGCGATTCTCGAACCGTGCGATGGAGCAAATGCGCGAGAAGGTCAGCGCCTGCTTGTCGCAGATACGCACGTCGGCCTCTGCGGTCTTGCCAACCGCGGCAGTCATGCGCGCGATTGCTTCCTCGCTGTCTAGGGCTTTACCGGTATCAATGAGGCCCTGAGAAACTCCAGACTGAGATGCCAGGGAGCGCTTTGCGAGCTCGGTCTGGCTCATCTCCAAGGAGAAGATCAGCGCCGAACCGCCCTTCCGAAGCGCGAGCGTCTCGGCCAGGCCTACACCGAGCACCGTCTTGCCCGTGCCAGGGCGTCCGGCAATGATCGCCAGGTTGCCTGGCCGCAGGCCGCAGACGATGTTGTCCAAATCCTGTAGGCCGAACATCAGGCCGGTCGCCTGCTCGCCCTTCCAGCGCAGCTCCATTTCGTCAAAGACCGGGATCATGGCCTCGCGCAAAGACACAACGTCCTTCCGCTCTTGGTGCGCCACAAGGTCCATGGTCAGCTGCTGAGCCTGGGCGATCTGCTCGGCAATGCTGCCGCGCTGCTGGGCGATCTCCATGAGGCGCTCGCCAACTTCGTGCAGGCGACGAGCGCGGGCCCGCTCAACGACGATTCGGGCGTAGTGCTGTCCATTTGCAGCGCTCGGCACGTTTCGCATCAGCTCGGACGCATAGACGATAGTCAGCTCGCCGCTCGGAAGCTCGGCGCGGATTTCGGACAGGGTGATGCTGTCCGGGTGCATCTTTTTGGAGTGTGCGCCGAGAATCATGGCGTACAGCGCGCCGGTATCCTCGTAAGCGAAGTCAGACGGCGACAGGAAGGCGCCTACGGTCTCGCACAGCTCGGGTTCGTGCATCAGTGCACCCAGGACGCCGTGCTCGGCCTCCAGTGCGATTAGAGGGCGATCAGCGTGCATCGTACTTACCTTCCATGAAGCGTTGGATTTTGGTTGCCGAGGTCATGAACTCGAAATCAGCAACCCAGCTGCGGTCGTTCTGGCCAAGCAGGAACGGACACTCCAGGGCGTCGTTGAATAGCCCTTCCCAGAAATCCATCCCTCCCTCGCGCACGACGAACTTGCCGTCGAGCTTCAGGTTGTAAGCAGCACGGATGCGCTTGCGATGCTTGTCATCCAGACCCAGGCACCGAGGCAGCTTTCCACCGAGGATCTGGTTGTACAGCTCGCGAATCTTCTCGTAGGGAATAGAGTCGGCCGCCTGACGGGTCTCCGCTGGAAGCGGGGACGAGAACTCTTGAGGCCCTCTGTAGGTACTCTCTGAAGTACTCTCTGTACTCTCTGTATTACTCTGGCTGTTTCGTGCAGAGCTGCTTGGCGCATTCGTGCAATCCAGTTTGGCGCTTTCCGCCATACTGGTTTGGCTGATATGTGCATCTTGCTCGGCGCTTTCCGCCATGCTGGCCTGATTGATGTGCGCGCAAAGGCGCTCATAAAGCGCAAGGTGATCGACACGGAAGAACACCCGGCAAGGGATGCCGCGCTTCATTTCTTCGATCAGGCCGAGCTCCTTGAGCTTCCTGCGGGCAGTTTCCTGCTCGCGGCGAGACATTCCTGTTTCTTCTTCCCATTCGGCCTGGGTCTTGTAGAACCAGCGATCCGGATTTTTGGTGCGCTTCGACCAATAGATTGCCTGGGAGAGCATCAGCGCACCGGTAACACCGACGCCAAGGGCAACAAATGGGCGCTGGAAAGCAATCGAGCGATCCAAGAGACCGTCGATCATCGCGACCACATTCAAGCCAGGCGCTGTCCCCGTCTTGATATATGCAGGTGAATTGTCCATACTCGTACTCGCTAGAGAGCTGCACATGAAATGGCTTTCTCGGTTGCAGCCGAGGAAACCAACGAAGCCCGGAGGTGACCTAAACAGTCCCTTCGGGCTTTTTGCTTTTCAGAGGGGCGAACACATACAACGACGCGCTTTGCAGCGATCATTGCTAGGTGTTGGTGAATGGCTTTGTTCACTTATCGGTCCCTCATTTCGGGCTATTCAGCCCGACGCCGAAACGGTTGAACCGTCCCCGGCATGCTTCTTGGCCTGGTGCGCTTGGTGATGGTGTCTTGAATGCCCTTCTTCGCTAGCTCAGCTGGATCAATACCCAGCTCATGCGCCATATGCGTCAAAAGCTCCAAATCCTCATCGTTCAACAGCTGCCCCAGGTCCATGTCGGTGTTGTTGGCAGACATAGAGGCCCTCGTATGGGCCTTCAGGCCGCAGTGATGCTTCGCGTAAGCTCTTCTCGCTTCTCGTCGATCCAGGATTTCAGGATCTCGCGTGCCAGTACCGCCTTCTGCGTGCGGTGAATGGTTGCGAGGTTCTCTAGAAAGGCCTCGTACTCGTCGTCGAGACGAACCTTTGTCTCGTTCCGGTTTTTGTGTCGCGGGTCTGCATACATGGCGATTTCCTTATGCGGCTTCGAATTGGTTACGCGGCTTCTTTGCCGTCTTTTGGATTCAGCAAGTCATGGAGATCGGGTCGCATGCCAGCCAGGGTCAGCTCGTTATTACTGGCCTTCTGCAGACGAGCAGCGAGCTCGGCAGATGCCTTGCGGTGACCTCCGGCCAGCTGCCACAGGTAGGCAACGGACGTGGAGGCGGCGGAAGCGAGAGCCTCGCGCTCCTGTTCGTTGTGGCTGTGCAGCCAGTCGCGGATTTGGGTGGACATTGGGAATCTCCTGTTCATACAGGAGCGAATTTAGCGTGCCGCTAAAGTTTGTGCAACAGGGAGTTTAGCAACGTGCATATTTCATCGTTAGCGCCAAGCTGTAATTCTATGCGGATGGATATCTCATCGATTCGCCGACAAAATCTGCTATCCCTCCTGAAAGGGCGGTCTAAGCGCGTCTGCGCGGAGCTCTGGGGAACGTCTCCCTCCTATGTAAGTCAGATGCTTTCCGACAAGCCGACGCGGAACATAGGGGACGACATGGCACGGAGAGTCGAGGTCGCGGAGCTCCTACCGCATGGCTGGCTTGATCAGCTACACGACGAAAGCAATCGCACGCTGCTAAACAATGTCCATACACTGCCGATATCGCGGAATAGCGAGCTGGACCTGCTTGGGGATATCTCCTCGTGGGACGGTGAAACGCCAGTGGAGGACGAGGAAGTGGAAGTACCGCTGTTTAAGGAGGTTGAGCTCGCAGCAGGAAGCGGATCGGCGGCCGTGATGGAGATTCCCGGCCGATGCATCAGGCTTTCTAGGGCGACCCTGCGCACTTGCGGAGTCGACCCAGCAAATGCAGTAGCAGCGCAAGTCACAGGCCGCAGCATGGAGCGCGTCATTTTCGACGGCGCGACGATCGGAATCGACCGCGGCACAACGTCGATCCATGACGGCGAGATCTACGCGATTGACCACGACGGAATGTTGCGAGTGAAGTATCTCTACCGGCTTCCAGGCGGCGGACTGCGCCTCAGGTCGGAGAATGACGTCGAGTTCCCCGACGAGCACTACACGGCCGAGCAGGTCGCAGCATCCATCCGGATTATCGGATTCGTCTTCTGGTGGTCCACCATCCGCCCCGTCAACCGACGAGGCCGCTCGTTCTGAGCATTCCGCGCCAGGTCACTCTTTCCTGGCGCTTCTCTTATCGATAACAGCACCCTGATAGTCGGGCAGGTAGGCCGCCAATTCGTCGCGTAGCAGCACGCGCGCGCCTTCTGTGCCCAGATCCTCAACCAGAACCTGAACGGCAAGCCTAGCGAGCTCTGCCGAGCTTCCTGCTGCGCCTTTTAGGCCGCCGTCCAGCCACTTAGCCTCTACGCCTCCCCTCACAGTCACCCCTGCCATCACTACCTCCTGTCGTATTTCTGCCAACCAGCGCTCATTTCGCTGCGTCAGGGTAAGACCCGCCGCAGCCCATTTTTATCCTCGCGCTAAATATTTAGCAGAAAATTTAGCAAGACCTGTTGACGAGCATTTAGCATGGCGCTAAATTTCACCCATCGACGCAGCAGCACCGCGTCAGGGCCTGAAAAGCCCACGCTCTTTAAAACGTTGCGCCATGAACGACTACCCGGCCCAGCCGGCTAGGTCACTCCCGGCTTCATCGGTGGGAGGGCAGAAAACCGATGAGACAAAACCGCTACGCCGAACGGCGACCGGCGTTCAGAGGTAGGCCGCAGAGGGGCCGAGCCTGACGAGGTGATGACCGAACCGAGAGGATGACCCGGACGGCGTAGCGGATAGAAGATTCCTCATGCGCCTTGATACCAGGGCGCATCGGGAACCAGGAGGAACAGCAATGGAATTCAAAGACAGACTGAAGGCGGCGCGCGAGAAAGCCGGGCTGACACAGACGCAGCTTGCAGAGGCAATCGGGATGACCCAGGCAACAATCTCCGATCTTGAGCGCGGAAAGTCAGTAAGCACGGCCTTTAACGCTCGGATCGCAGAGGCATGCGGGGTCAGCTCTATCTGGCTTGAGATTGGCCGAGGTGACATGGAGCCGCGGCCTGCGAATAGCGAGCCTGCAGCGATTACAGCTCGCGACCTGTTCGCCTTAGAGGCAATGCACATAGTCGCGCCACGCCATGTCGATCACGACGCTTTGGCTAGAGACGCATACGCCTTGGCAGACGCAATGCTGAGGGCGAGAAGCAAGAGCCACGCATAGAACGTCCATCCCGCTCTCAGGTGGTAGTGAGAGCGCAGCGGATGGAAGAGGCGCAGTTGGCGGCTTAACACAACGGAGAACGGACATGACTGATTTTGGCGTAAGCGAACAAACCGTAAACGATGCAGCTGAATCGTGTGCCCGCCGCCTGGCCAAGTGGTTCGGCGGCGCTGAGGAAGCTGCCGCAGCGATGGAAGCCGACCCGATCGCGATGATGGAGATCGCGCTGGCTGACTTCATGAAGGCGCAGCGAGCGCTGACGCTGAAGGTGCACATGAACCCGCGGCCATTTGCCCGCCAGTGTGCAGAGATTCTACAGGCTGGCGGAAAGCTTCCGGCCTAACCCCACCCCCGCAGCTTGGCGACAGGCTGCAGCGGGGATTAACAGAATGGAGAGAGAGCATGAGCGAAGTAAGCCGAGAAATGCCGCGATATCAGAGCCATAAAGACGTATGGGCGCTGAAAATCAAGTCCATCAACGAGGGCGTCAGCAATGATCAATTTGCCGAGCTCGTCTTTGAAGATAGTGGATATGCCCCGCTTTACGTTTCAGCTGACTGGTTCTACTCCAGAAAGCCTCAAGAAGGCGGCTACTACGTAGTTTACAAGGATGGATACTCCTCTTTTTCTCCGGCAAAGGCATTTGATGAAGGGTATGTGCCGTATGGCGGCTCGATGGTAGACGTCAGGCAGCTTATGACGTTTTACGGATGCGCGACTATTTACGAGCTGATCGCAGAACAGCAGAACCACGTCAAACAGCTTCAAGAAAGACTCAAACCATTCCTGACGGAACCTCACCAGATAAACCGAGTGCGTGAGGGTTAGAAGACGCATCTAGCTCCACTGTCACCCATCAGCACATAGGAGGATGAGATGAGCGAATGGATAAGCGTTGAAGCCCAGCTAAAGCCGCCCGGTCGCTCAGTGATCTTGGTGGCGGTGAGTTTTGTTCGCTATGGAGAGCATGAAGACGGGACGCTGGACGAGTTCCACGGCTGGGCGGTAACCGAAGGCCAGTATGTGCCTGTGCACGGCGAGTTTGGAGGCTACTTCGAAAGCTTCAGCAGTCCGCACGGCGACCGCGAGTACATCACCCACTGGCAGCCACTTCCCGCACCCCCGAGCACCCCATGCTAACCGAACCAGAAACCCTCCTCCTCATCTGCGTACTAGCTGCGCTGTGGGGGTGGGAGTGGTGGCGCCATAAACCCTGACCCAGCCAGGCCAGACCCCAAGGTCTGCGATAACCGTAGGCGCGCGGTGCTGGGAGCGCCACGAATTACACCTGAGCGCGGCAGGCCTACGGGATACCCGCGACGAGGATCAGCCGGCCAGTGCCTCGATTGCAGAAAACCCCGGCAGCCATCTACGGGATTTCCCACAGCTTTGCCCGTCGAGATGGCCGAGTCGCTGCCGTAAGCAGCGCTGCATCGGAGGTCGGCTTGCTCGACAGCCCGGCCGGCAATTGGAAAGTCCTGGTGAAAGCTCCAGGCTCAGGCCGACCCCCGATGCAGTGATGCGCAGGCTTCTGCGCGGTGTACTAGGTACAACTGGCCAGTGGCAGCAATGCCCTGAAATGAGCCGCCGGATGGCTCCAGTTCCAAGCCGGCAGCCGGATAGCAACGGCCACTGCATCACCCTTCCCCGCCCATCCGGGCAACCGAGGTATCCACCATGTACAGACACGAACCAGGGGTTCGGGAATACCCGTGCCCGGATGACAGCGTTTCCGATGCGGATCAGGTTCTGGCCGCGCTCGACAGCCTCCACGAACCAACCATGCAGGCCTACGCCGAGTTCTGCGAGGACAAGATCGAAGTGCCGGCCGCGCTGGCCAAGGCGCTGATCCTGTCCATCTGCTCCGGCAAGTGGGACGCCCTGCGCAGCCGCATCGGCTACTCGAACGAATGGCTAGACGAAGCCATGAACGAGATCGTCTGGAGCATCGACAAGCAGCAAGCGGCATTCATCGAACACCACGCGGCGCAGTTGCGCAGCAAGGCAGAGCAGATCGAACAGGAGCGCGCAGCATGAACGCCTACGTACTCAAGGAGCTGGCCGGCGCCCTAGGCATCACCGTAGCCGGATCGCTTATCGGAACTCTCGCCTACGTGGCGCTATTGGGGGGCGTGTGATGGATGACCGCGAACTGTTGGAGCTATCGGCTAAGGCGGCCGGTATTAGCGGAGGCTGGGGTGACAAGATCGAATACCACAACGGTGCCGTTGATTTGCGGGACGTGTGGATTCTTGAAGGTGACGACTTCGTGCCATGGAACCCGCTCACCGACGACGGCGATGCGCTGCGGCTGGCTGCCGGTCTATGTCTGAATGTTCTGTCTTCAGAGGCTTGCGTTGTTGTAGAAGACGAAAAAGGCGTCGAGTGCATAGAGTATTTCTACGGGCCAGAGGACTACACGTCAGGCTGGCGCCGCGCCATCGTCCGCGCTGCGGCAGCGATCGGGAGGGCGATGTGATGGCTAGCCAAAGACAACGATCCCTGCGCTACGCATGGTGGCGGGGCTTCGCAGTGACCCTTGCACTACTCACCGGCTGGGCTCTCGCTCACGGCCTTGCAGATCGAATCACCAACGGGGCGCCGCTATGAGAACCCTCCCCCTCCCCTACGACACCGGCCCGCACGACGACACCCCATCAGGCCACAGCTTCGCAGCTGCTTGGTGGACCCTTACCGGGTTCGGCGTCCTTTCCGCAACGCTCGCTTTCGGCCTCATTGGTGAGGCGGCGATCTTTCACTTCTTCGGGTAACACCAACTACTGATCAGGCTGCGCGAGACGCGGCCAAGGAGAACTCATGTCTACGGAATTGGCCCTTGTGCCGCCAAAGGAAACCGCACTGCAAGTATTCCAGGCTGCGAACGGGCTTGACCCGTACCTGCAGCAGATTCGCGCCGAGATCGACGCCTTCGTGCCGGATGTGTCGACGAAGAAAGGCCGCGACGCCATCGCATCGATTGCCCACAAGGTCGCCCGCTCAAAAACGGCGCTCGACAACGTAGGCAAGGAACTGGTCGCCGAGCTGAAGGAAATCCCGAAGAAGATCGACGCCGAGCGCAAGCGGATGCGCGACACGCTGGACGCCTGGAAGGACGAGGTGCGGGCGCCGCTGAATGAGTGGGAGCAGGCTGAAGCGGATCGGGTGGCACGGCACACCGACCGGATCGACTGGCTGCGCAACCGTGATGACCAGGTAGCCGAGCTGTCGGCAGCGGAGATTCAGGACCGCATCGCTGACACCGAGGCTGTCGAGGTCGGCCCGGATTGGGAAGAGTTCGAAGCCGAAGCGCACCGCGTCAAGGCTGCCACCCTCACCACCCTGCAGCTGGCACTGACCAAGCGCCAAGCATACGAAGCCGAGCAAGCCGAACTCGAACGCCTCCGCACCGAAGCCGCCCAGCGCGAGCAGAAGGAGCGCGAGGAGCGCATCGCCCGCGAAGCCGCCGAGCAAGCCCAGCGCGAAGCAGAGCAGCGCGCACAGGCCGAACGTGACGCAGCCGTACGGCGCGAAGCCGAGGCCAAGGCCGCAGCCGAGCGCCGCGAGCTGGAACTGAAGCTTCAGGCCGAACAGGCAGAACGCGAGAAGCTGGAAGCCCAGCAGCGTGCCGAGCAGGCAGAGCGTGACGCCGCCGAACGCGCCGAGCGCGCAGCAGCAGCCGAACGCCAGCGCCAAGCCGACGAGCAGGTCCGCATTGAGGCTGAAGCTAAGGCGCGAGAAGCAGACATCGCGCACAAGACTGCGGTGCTGACCTCCATCAAAGAGGCCTTCATGGGCGCAGGCATTACCGAAGAACAGGCCAAGGCCATCATCAACATGATCCGCAAGGGCGAAGTGCCCAGCGTGTCGATCACCTATTGAGGCAGCCATGAACGAAGTCGCTAAAGCCCAAGTCACCGCCCTCCCGGCCCGCGTCGAAGGCCCCGCTGCAAACTCCCCGATGGGGATGATGCTGGCAGCCATTCAGCAAGGCGCCACCCTGGAGCAGGTAGAAAAAATGATGGACCTCCAAGAGCGCTGGGAGCGAACTGAAGCCAAGAAGGCATACGACGCTGCCTTTGCAAACTTCAAGGCCGAAGCGGTGCGCATCGTGAAAGGTCGCAAGGTCACGGACGGCCCGTTGAAGAACAAGAGCTATGCCGAGCTGCACGACGTGGTCGACGCGGTAACGCCAGCCCTATCGAAGCACGGCCTGTCGTCTTCGTGGAAGCTGACCCGCGACGAGAAGGACTGGATGGAAGTGACCTGCTACCTGCGCCACGTCGGCGGTCACGAAGAAAGCGTGTCGATGGGCGGACCGCCTGATGCCGGGGGGGCAAAGAACGCCATCCAGGCGCGGGCAAGCACCAAGACCTATCTGGAACGCTACACGCTCAAGGCAATCACCGGCCTCTCCGAACAGGACGATGACGATGACGGAGCAGGCGCGACGTCTGCGCGGGTCATCACCGGCGTTCAACTAATGCGGCTGCAGGGAATCGTTTCGCAATGTAGCGAGGCGGTCATTGAGAAGTTCGGCAAGGACTGGCCGGACCCGTCCCAAATCCCGGCAGGCCAGTTTGACGGCATCGTATCTTCGCTTGAGCGAGCCGCCGCACGACACAAGCAGCGCATGGCAGACGGCATGGGAGGTGAACATGCAGATAATCCGTGACGTAGAGCAGGGGTCGGCCGACTGGCTGGCCCTGCGCCTGGGTATCGTGACCTGCTCCGAGCTGGACTGCCTTCTGGTTAACGGCAAGGGCGAAGCCGGCTTCGGTGCCGGAGCCCTCACCTACATGGACACGCTAATCGGCGAGCGGATCACAGGCGAGGCCGCAGACCCGTTCAGCGGTAACCGCCACACCGAACGAGGGCATGAGCTGGAAGCCGTGGCCCGCGGCCTGTACGAGTCGCGCGAAGAGGTCGCCACGGAACAGGTGGCCATCATCCTGAATCACGGCATCGGCTACTCGCCGGACTCGCTGGTCGGTGCCAGCGGCCTCACCGAGATCAAGACCAAGCTGCCGAAGTTTCAGGTCGGCGTCATCCTGGCCGGCGAGATTCCGAAGGAGCACGTCGCGCAGTGCCAAGGCGGCCTGTGGGTATCGGATCGGGAGTGGATCGACTTCGTGTCCTACTGGCCGGGAATGCCCCTGTTCGTCAAGCGCGCATACCGCGACGAGGCGCTGATTCGCAAGATTAGCGAGCGCGTTTCCACCTTCTACGAGCTGCTCGAAGAGCGCATGAATCGGGTCATGGGCATTGCCGCCTAACCCAACAACCAAGGAGCCAACATGGCCAGAGGAATCAACAAAGTCATCTTGATCGGCAACGTCGGAGGTGACCCGGAAACGCGCTACATGCCCAATGGCAACGCGGTGACGAACATCACCCTTGCCACTACAGACAGCTGGAAGGATAAGCAAACCGGCCAGCTGCAGGAGCGTACCGAGTGGTCACGCATCGTCTTCTTCGGAAAGGTCGCTGAGATCGCTGGTGAGTACCTGCGCAAGGGCAGCCAGTGTTACATCGAAGGCCGGCTGCAGACGCGTGAATGGGAAAAGGACGGCGTGAAGCGCTACACCACAGAGATTGTGGTGGACATGAACGGCACCCTTCAGCTGCTCGGCGGAAAGCCTGACAGCCAGCAGTCTCAGCCACGCCAGCAACAAGCCCAGCGGCCACAGCAGACGCAACGTCAGGCGGACAATTCCATGCCGGACTACGACGACTACGGCATCCAGTACTGATCCACCCAGGGCGCCCAGCGCGCCCTCCTCCCCGGTACACAACCATGACATTTTGCAACCTAACCCCAGCGGGCCGGGCGGCTGATGCTGCCTGGCTTTCACGACTCGTCGCCGAATCAGGCGTACCCATCCAGCAGGTCGAAGGCTTCCAGGGCGTGAAACCCATTGAGCGCAAGCGCTGGCACGACCCGACGACCGTACTCAAGCGCCGCCGCGATCCGAAGCGAGAGTTGGCGGCATTTGCCCGCAAGGCACTGGAGCAGATGGCATGAGATTCAGCGAAGCGCTCGACGCCATCATTCACGCAGCTGCGCAGGCATCTAGCACAGGGAAGCCATGGTGCGTAGTGCATGACAAAGACCGGTTCATAGCCGCGCCGCTTGGGCGCCTGAGTTCGGGCAACCTGCTGGAGGTGTGCCAGCCATGAGCTGCATCGTGACGCTCTATTCAATCGACAACCGAGTGTCGCGGCCAGTAGTTCGCGGCACTGAGCCTCGGCGCCCTTCCGACTGGAACGCCAGCGCGTGGTTCGTTTTGCCCAACGGCGAGAAGCACACCCACAGCGCGATGGCCCGTGGTGAAACAGTCACTGGCCTAGTCGCCTACATGGGCGCCCTGATCGACAGCCTGATAGCTGACCATGGCAACCAGGTAGCCAGCGCCGGCTGGACGGCAACAACGCACGGGAGGCGGAAGAGATGACAGCAGTAGCCAAACACCTGGACGGCGAGCTGGTCGAGGACGTTTCCGAGTTCTTCGCCCCAATGTCTGCCGATCTGGTTGACGGCCTAATCGGCCAATACAACGCAGCGCGCAGCAACATCGAGGCGCTGGCAGAGGCCGTGCGAGACGGCCAGAACGCATCAGCCCTGCACTACTTCGTCGAAGGCAACGTGCGGGAGCAGCGGCACAGTATGCCGACCACGGTTGAAGCGCTGTTCCGCGTCGAGGGCGCCATTGCCCAGCTCAACGCGGACTTTTGGAGCCGCGCGCTGCGCATGACTGACGTGATGGACTACATGCCGCAGAAGCGGCGCGAGGAATGGCACGAGCAAATCCGCAACCCGGAAGGACGCAAGGCAAGCAAGTACAGCGGGGAGACAGAGCTGCCCGCGCTTCCTGAGTTCGAGGAGGCAACGGTGCGGTCGACGCTGACCAGCCTGCTGCACAGCCGCTCACAATTCCTGGCTGAGCGCGTGGACGGGATCTTCCGGGCGCTGAGCCGACAGCACGTAACGAACCAGCCGCAGGGTTTCGGTAAGCGGATGATCATTCAGGGCGTGTTCAGCTACGGAACGGCCGGGCATATCAACGACCTGCGGTGCGTGATCGCTAAGTTCATGGGGCGCGACGAGCCAAAGCATGGCTCTACCGATCCAGTCATCAAGGCGGCGAGTCGGCAAAATGGCCAGTGGATGCCGGTTGACGGCGGCGCGCTGAGGATTCGCGTCTACGGTGGCGTGGCCACGGCTCACCTTGAAGTCCATCCGGACATGGCGTGGCGCCTCAATGCGATCCTGGCGAACCTTCACCCGACAGCTATACCAGCCGAGCTGCGGACGAAGCCGAAACGGACCAAGAAGCTCAAGGACTTTGAGTTGTTCGACAGGCCGCTACCGTTCGCCGTGGTTGACCTGCTCGCCGGGATGCGCCAAGTCAGCGAAAAGCTGGACGGCTGGCCAGAGCGCTACAAGGAAGTGCCGAACGCGATGCGCTTCGACTATGGCCAGCACGACAAGGCCGCAATGGCAGAAGCGGAAAAGGTTCTGCAGGCGCTGGGCGCGGCCAAGGTCAGCCACTACTGGCAGTTCGATTACAACCCGGTCGACGTGTTGGACTCCGTAGTGTGCTCAGGCTGCATCCCTGACCAGAAGTCGCACCAGTTCTACCCAACCCCGGAAAGTATCGCGCTGGCGGCGGTTGAGCTGGCTCAGATCGAACCGCACCACGGCGTGCTTGAGCCGAGCGCAGGCCAGGGTGGCATTGCCGATCATCTGCCACAGCTGCAAACGACCTGCGTCGAGATCAGCCCTCTGCATTGCGAGATCCTGCGCGCCAAGGGGCACAGCGTCATCGAGGCCGACTTCCTGAAGTGGGCGCCAGGCCAGCCCAAGGCAGACCGCATCGTGATGAACCCGCCATTCAGCGAAGGCCGCTGGCAAGCGCACCTAGGGGCAGCCGCAGCCCTGCTCAAACCGGACGGGCGCCTTGTGGCAATCCTCCCGGCCAGCGCCAAAGGCAAGGAGCTGCTGCCGGGCTTTGCGCACGACTATTCACGCATCTACGACAACGAGTTCGCCGGCACTAGCACTGCCGTCGTGATCCTGACTGCTACCCACAAATGAACGCACCAATATTCTGCCGCACGGACGGCAAGCGGATCGGCCAATGCGCCTGCTTCCGCTGCCGCCCACCGGAGGCCCCATGCGACCCAAGACCCAAATCTGGCTGCACAAGCCGACCAACACCCGCCACTACATTGCCGGATCGAACGGTGCCGCGTTCCTGATGCAGGCGCTGAGCCGTAACCCGCGCTACGCCACCGAGGCGGAACTGAACGACTCGAGAATCTGGAGCAAGGTATGACCAAGCATGACTTGAAGGAACTGGCAGCCATGGGCGCTGAGCTGGGGGCTGCGAAGGCTGAATGCGAGCGGCTGCGCGAGCTTTTGCGTGACGTGGAGTTCCGCGGATTGCTGACAGGATGGGAGCCAGGTCTTATTGGCCATATCACAGCCGCCCTATCCCAGCAGGACGAGCCCACCGACACCTACACAGCCGTCGACATGGCCACAGCCGCAGCGCAGGGGTTCAGGGATGGGCTGGCGGCAGTAGAGCCAGCCCAGGCGCAGGATGAGCATCCCGCCGTGTTTTGGGTGCTGTTCGACGCCACCGGCCCTGAACGCTTCATCAAGAAAGATGTGAGTGACGGTACGCTGGCGTTCTTTGACAGCGAGGACGAAGCGCAACGAGCCAAGCGCCGCCACCCAGGAACCGACTACAAGCTGGTCGAGTATTACCGCGCCCCCATCGCGCAAACCAATCCGCAAGGCAAGTTCCGCATGGGCGACCTCGTGAAGAAGTCCACCGGCAGCGAGTGGGAAGGCCGCGTGGTTGGCTGGTACTCGACCGAGCAGACGCCAGAGGGCTACGCAGTCGAGAGTAGCGCGCATCGCAACAGTGTGCAGATTTACCCGGCTAAGGCACTGGAGGCTGCATGACCATCGCCGAAGACTACTACGCCGACGCCGGCGAAACGGTTGGCCAGGCCGTCAAGCGGATGCACGCAGATGGGTTCAGCATCGAGCGTGCATCACAGATGATCGGCTACTGCACGTCCAGCGACCTGCGCAAGTATCTGGCGCGCAGAGGTTTGGAATGCCCTTGGCCGAAGAACACCTACCGTGGCCGACGTGGCCACCCGCCGATCAAGATCACCGATGCCGTCATGGAGCGATACGTGGCCATGCGGCACTCCGGCGTGTTCGCCAAGGACGCAGCCGCTGACGTTGGGTTCAACGCAGACCAGATACGCAAGGCCATTCAGCAGCGCCGGCCGGACCTGAGCCTGCCGCGCGGCCGCACAAGAGGCGATCGATACAGGCATAAGGAGGCAAGCCATGGCTAGCGCAGATATCCGTCCCGGCCCCTTGATCCGCCAGCGGCGCAAGGCCCTAACCCCCTAACCCCACCCAAACACACAGCCTGCCGGCGAGAGTCGGCGGGGAGGAGGCGTTCGCCATGGGAACTAGCGACATGACCATTGAGCTGCTCAAGTCCAGGCTGCATTACAACCCGGAAACAGGCTTGTTCACTCGAATCTCGAAGTGCTCAACCATGAAGGTCGGGAAGCTCGACAAGGATGGATATCTGACAATCAAAGTTAACGGCGACAATTATCAAGCGCACAGGTTGGCATTTATGTACATGACTGGGCGTTTCCCATCCATAACTGACCACATCAACCGCATAAGGACCGATAACCGGTGGTGCAATCTCCGCGAAGTAAATTTCGAGGAAAGCATGCGCAATCGGTCTATTGGGATCTTATCTGATCACACCAGAACCCGAGCAAGAAGCGGGCACCGCGGCGTTTACTGGGATGGGAGAAAGGATCGCTGGTTCATCCAGGTGCGGCACAAGGGAAAGGTCTACGGCGCCGGCTACCACGTCGATGTCGAAGATGCTGCTCGAGCCGCTCGATCACTCCGGGCCAAGATCATTGCGGAACATTCGCAAGCCACGCGCTAGGAGATAGACATGCAGCACACAGACAAGGCGATAGCAGCCGGCGTAACGGTGAGGGGGTGAGGGATGGAGCCTGAGATTTTGCATGTGCCAGAACTGGCGAAGATGCTGAACCGAACAGAATGCGCGATCCGCTCGGCTATCCGTGACGGGGCAAACTGGTTGCCGCCTGGGTTCAAGCAGGGCGTTCGCCATTGCTGGCGTACAGAGTCGGTCCGCAGGTTCTTGCGGGAGTATGAGAGCGGCGAACACAAGGCGCCGAAGGTAGGCAGGAAGCGGCGCGAGCCGCCGAAGCTGAGAGGTGTAGCGTGACTAGCCGAGCTTGTCGGCCAATGCGCTCGGGCAAAGATGCGTGTATCGCTGCAGCATTGCGAGGGTCTTATGCCCCGTGATGCTCGCGACCTCCATCATCGTGAAGCCGCGCTCGAACAGGCGGCTCGTGGCCTCGTGGCGCAGATCGTGATAGGTCAGCCCTACCACGCCAGCAGCCTTGCAGGCGCGCGGAAAGTAGTTGCTCACGGACTGAGGCGACAGGGAGAACACGCGGCCATTGATCTGCTTCGGCAGTTCGTCCAGCAGCTTGCGTGCCCGGCTAGAGAGCGGTACCAGCCGGCGAGATCCGTTCTTCGTGTCTTCAAGGTGCGCGACCTTGCCTTTGATCTGGTCGCGCCGCAGCAATACCAGTTCAGATCGGCGCATTGCCGTATCGGCTGCCAGTTCGATGATGACCGGCAGTTCGTGGTGAATCTTCGCAGCCTCGGCATATATCCGGCTCAGCTCATCACTAGTCGGTCTTCGGTCGCGAGACTTGCTGCCGGCGGGCATCCGCAGGTTCCGGCATGGGTTTACCAGCCCTTCAATCCCCCACTCCTTCGCGGCCACTGTATATAGGTGGCTGATGATGGCCAGGTTCAGGCGAACCGTTGCGGTGGATTTCCCCTCTTTCAGCCTTTCATCACGCCAGGCGGCCAGGTCAGAAGACTTGAGCGAGGCCAGCGACTTTTCCGCCAGCGGATCTTCCATCCACCGCTTTATGCGGACGCCCTCTTGCTTCTCACCCTTTTTGTGATCGCTTACCTCGCGCCGGTACCGCTTCAGCGCCTCGGCTAGTGTCGTGCTTTCGGCCTCGCGTATATCCACGAATCGCGCACGCGACATATCCCCTTCGATCTCGGCCGCCCATCGCTGGGCTTCTGCCTTGGTGTCAAAGGTAGCTGATAGGGTTGGATATCCTTTGCGGCGAACCTGGGCACGCCAGGAGCTTCCGCGCTTCTCGAAATAGGCCAT